GCCATTGAAATTGTGTTATCTGTTTCATTACTTGGTTCTTAAACCTACCAAAATACGGTGGCACGTTGTCAGGTGCTACTAGTCTACACTGCGCCCAAGCATCTGTAGGGTTATTAGGTGTAGGCGTTCCCGTCATAGCCCAACATGCTCGTGGTTCTGCATGACGGTTAACTACCATGTTGATAGCTTTCCACTTCGTCGTTCCTGCGTTGCGGGCACATTGAGCGACTTCGTCAACAATTACTAAATCAATATCGCGTCTGTGTCTTATGTGAGGTTCAATGATGTTTACCCCATCATGGTTAATTATATATACGTCATAGTCATGTTCTAGTAACTGCAATCTTTTCTTACGAGTTCCATGCAATACACCAAAGGTTAGGTGTGGGAAGTGGTTAAAGAGTTCGTCGGCCCACGTGCGTTCCAGCGTAGACAACGGAGAAACTACTAACGCCTTATTCAGTTGACCGACGCTCTTTAGATAGTCGTACGCCCATAAAGACGCTAACGACTTACCCGTTCCTAATTCACTTAAATTAAATGCTCGTTTGTGTGTTGACAAAAATGCCGCCGCTTCCATCTGCGCTTTGAACGGCTTATACTGCCCCGACCATTCGTAGTAAGTACGTATGGGGGCAGGCGCATTGAACCCTAAGTGCCGTAATGCAACGGTTTCACGCGTTCTATGCGGAACGGCTACAAACGGATTGCCTTTTACCTTAAACTGTTTTGCAGATGGTAATACATTGAGAATACGATCTGGATTTCTAGTTTTCAGTATCAACGCTTGTTTGTCTTGCCACACTAACATTTTTACCCTTTCTTTGTATACATAGAGGGTCGTGTTTTACGCCAACCTTTGTTGACTTTCGCACTTACCACTCTGGTGTTTGATTTAGCTGTGCTACCTCCCGCGTCGAGAGGTACTTTATGATCTATATGTTTACCATCGCCTTTCTTTACACGTCCGTCGCGCATAGCTTGCCTCCGTGCTTTGTTGTTGACGACGCGTTTCTTTTGGACACTAGGTTTCTTATTGTATTTAGCTTTTGTCGCTAATGCCTTTTTAGATGTCTTTGTCATTTAGCTCTCCATTATCACTTTAACTTGGTCAACCGAGTCTACCACATGAGCAGATCCATTAGCACGTATTATCTCCTCAATCTCGCGTTGTTGGTTTGGTGTGACGTTGTTGATCTTGCCGGGCGCTTTCGTCTCGAACGCGAAAAACTTACCATCAAAACACACAAGTATGTCAGGACAACCAGACCTACCCATGCCATTAGATACTGGCATATAATACCAAGCGCCAATAGATTTAAGATATTCTTTTACCTTCCGTTTTACTTTTCCTTCGGGCGTTGTCGCCATATCTATACTCCACAGAACTCACACAATGAACGTCCTACTGGACACCAATTTTTACAAAGCCCTGATGGTTTAGGTAGCCATTTGTCGTCGTTGTAGGAATGCGCAAGCCTTGACAGACGCGGTAGAAACTCATTCCATATGTCTGTTGCCTGTTCGCGTGTAAATTTTTCTTTGTCAAATTTTCTATCTTTTAGCCAGATAAAACCAGTTACCACGTTAGATATCCAAGGGTATATAGCAAACGCCAAAGCCGCAAATAGCTTCAATTGATCGCTGTCGGGTCGATGTTTACCAGTCTTCCAGTCAAGCAGATACGCAGTGTCTGAACCAATAACACCTATGTCTATAACTCCTCGTACCCACACATCTTTCGCCATCCACGTCGTTTTGTGGAAGTTCTTCGTAAGCGCAACGCGTTCTTCAACAACACGTTTTCCTTCTATGTTCTGTATCTTACGAACATACTTGCCGTAATCTTCTAAAGATTTAGGTAAAGGTTTCTGTCCTTTAGCAAACAGTTCCAACGCTTTGTGTACTTCGTTACCCCACTTAGTTGCTTCATTCTGTGGTTCAACAACTTGTTTAGTAACTCTGGTAAGCTGATAACGCTTTGGGCATGTTTCGTATGCGGTTAACGCCGAATAGCTCCAAGGGTGCTTTAGTTCCAAAACTGTCTCCTTTGTTTTAGGTAGGGCGGTGGACTAATATTTTTAATTCCACTGCACGGAGAACCACCACCCTTACACGGCCGTACCTACTCGTCTGATCGCCACATCAGATAAACCCTAAAGTGTCTTACCACTTGTGTCACCTTTCTAAGAAACAGGAGTAACTTAAATCGAGTGCTACAAAGGCGTAGTACTGGGCGAGTATTCCTATATATAAACACATATATACACATTGCAAGTATTTTATTTAGCTTCGCCGTAATTATTTCCGATGCTACCCTCACTCCACGTAACCAACTCGGGCCACCACTCTGGTGGGGTTCGCATTATTGATTGCACGTCGTTGAGTATTCCAGGGGCCGCATCTTCGTCGACGACGTATACGAGCTCATCATGCACCATCAATGCAGGGTTCAAACCAAGTTCGCGTTGTACAGTTAATGCGTTGTCGGCGATTACGCAGCGCGCGAGATGCTGAACGATGTTCTCGTCGATCTTCCCTGCATATATACGAGCGCAGTTACGACCACTGCCATACCAAAACTCTTGTTGGTTTCTTTCATCGTCGTATTGTATACGCAAGTCTGGATATCGTATCATACCCTTGGGCGTACGCAGACCCCCCTCTACTGGAGTAACAAATCCCCAAGGATCAACTGATGCTCCTTCTGCGCCACGCAGTATAGTAGGTAGTGCTTTATGGCAAGTTTTCCAACCCATACATATTTCGTTGTACTCATACCTCCACCTATCAACTATATCTCTACTCTCATCTTCTGTAATATCTACACCCCCCATTAGTTTTGCAACCTTCTGAAAGGTAACGTGACCCGCACCGAAACCTAGTCCTAGGTGCGCTACCTTACCAACTTGTCGTTGTTGCTTAGACACCTGATCAGGTGGTATGTCGTACAGTTTACTTGCAAAGTCTCTATACAAGTCAGCCTTTTCGGGGTCAGCTTGGTACATCTTCATACTAGATGGTACTTGCCACAAGAAATGATTGACGCGTAGTTCTATGCCGCTCAGGTCAGCGACGACGATCTTCTTCCCAGCTGGAGCAACCAACGACGACCTCAGAGCATCAGATGGTTTTGGGTCATACGGATTTACACGTGGCAAGTTCTGTGGGTTATACCCCCAACCTGACCACCTACCAGTAGTATCAGCACCATAGTACTTCAATGGTATTGGCACTTTTTTATTGGGGTGTGCATTTGCCGCGTCCATGAACGCTTGAATACGTGTCTGTAGAATAGTAGACTTTGCGTCGAGACGTGCTGCAGCCGCTGTAGCGACGAGTGCGTTCTGGTGTCCTTGGAGGGAAAGGAACTCTTCGTCCGTCTTCGCTAACGCGGGAATTTCCTTACCAGTTGTGGGGGAAATCTTAGTCGGAACGTCGATCCTTAAAGCCTCCAAGAACATCGCAAATTTATTAGCTGAAGATAATACTGTCAAGCACTCTTGAGCCGCGTCTTCGTCAGACATATCTGGCATTCTTATACCCATGACGTCGGCGCACTCTATGAGCATTGCCTGCTTACGAGCACTTTCATCTGCTAACGTGGTTGTCAGTAAATCCATATCTACGTCAAATTGTGGTTCGACAAGCATACGAATTGTCATATCAATAAGCCTTACCTCATCTTTTCGTGTGCGTTTGATGAGTCGTGACAGCAAAGCATAGCACTGATCAACGTCGTCAGCATTGTATTTCTGCATCTCAGCAACCTCTTGCTCAGTAAAATCAGCAAGACGCTTACCCTTAGTTGCAACCAACGCCGATTGATCTTTGACACCTATCTTGTAATGCTCGACAAGTTTTGCCAATGACAACCCCACGTCTTTAGCGTGGATAGGTCTAGCCATTGCCAGTGTGCAACCCCAAAGTTTGGGTTTGATACCAAGTCGCCACGATAATATCATAGCATCAAAGCCTGACATATTGTGTCCGACTAACCAGTACTCTGACCAATCGACGCTGTCGCAGACGTCACGCACCTGCTGCTCCCCGAACGCGACGACAGTTGGTTCATTACCAAACTTGAACGCACAAGAGATTATCTCTGTGTCGGGGTGCATACAGTATGCAATAGGCGACATCTTAGTAAGCGAATGACCAACTGCCCAATAGGTTTCTAGGTCAACTATCGCTATCTTCATTTTTTGTTTTCCTCCTAGCGTTTGCACCAAATCTCAACATTCGTTCTTTTTGAGATGGTTCTACTTCTTGTAACTCACACTCGTAAGCGATACCCATATACGCCATAGTATCGACGTAGTGATCTTTCTTGAGTGGGCTTGTACGCTTACGAGCAAGTTTAGTTGCAATGTGAAGTATGGCGACGTCCGATGGTTTAATCTCATGACCAGTTATAGCGTTGAATATATCTGCTATGTGGGTCATGTTATCCACAGGGTCGCCATAGTCCTTGTTACGTTCTTGTGATGTTAAAGCTGACGCTTCAGCTAACAAGTCACAACGATCGGGCTTCTTCTTCATTTCCACCACACCATCTGAAGCCAAGCACCAATCACAACCACGATGGCGATAGCTATTCCTATGTGCATAGCTCTATCTTTCCATACGTTGTAGTTGTCACGAATTGGTGCGCGTAATATGGCTTCATCGAACGTAGGTAAATGAACTACCTCTTTTTCAAATACCTCTCTCGGTGTACCGATACGCTTCATCAACTGATTAGCGTAGCCGTACGATACGCCTGTAGCCTTCGCCACTTCTTTAGGTGTGGCTAACTTGTTCTTCAGTAAGTATTTCCACACCTTCTGCTCTTTCTTGCCCATGTTAGTCTCCTTTTACTAGGGGTTTAAGTTTCTGTATTTCAGAGTTTCTACGCAACTTACGCAAAGCTCTTGCTTCTAACTGACGTACACGTTCTCTACTTACACCCCAAAGTTCTCCAATTTGATGTAAAGTCCAACCGTGTCCGTCAGGCATATTAACACCGAAACGCATCTTCATGATAATAATCTCACGTTCCGTAAGATTAGCTGATGGGTCACGATCAGTGAGTCTGCCCTTCTTCATTTCCATTTCTGTTTCGTCTGGAAGAAGTTCAAACTCATACTGATCGGGTTTTACAAAATTGTTAGTCATCGCCATCTCTAGTAAGTTGATGTGCAACTGCCGCGCTAGTCAACGCATCACGATCAATACCTAGATCTTCGATTGTAGTCTTTTCGGCTCGTTGAACCTTACCACGTGGTGCAGATGGTGCGTGTAGCTTTTCCATATACTCCTCGGGTACATACTGCTCAAGCTCTGGTAGTTCTTTGATAGCAGTGTTCAAAGATGCGTGTTGTTGCATAAAGGATTTTAGTTGCTCCTCAACTTTGTTGAACTTGTCTTGAAGCGATTTCTTGATAGACTCGTTAGACTTGCCACTCTTGAACCAAGTCATAAGTAGTGGAGGGAAGTCAGCTTCGGTCAACTCCATCTTACCTCTGTTACCGCTGTAGGAATGCCCCGCAGAAGCGTGAGCGGGTGACAGCGTAAAGTCGCCTTCCAAGTAAATATTTACATCACCACTGTCAGGGCAACTTTCTGGTGCAACAATTTTCACGTCAACATTCCTTGCTTTCAAGCCGTCAAGCCATTCTTCAGGCATTTGCTGTTTAAGTTGTGGCGCACCTTTCCAAGATACAGACTCGATACAATTACGTATTGCTTCGTACTCTGCACTGTCTTTGGTCAAAGTGTCTGCCGAATACGGTTTTTGTGCCGTTTGCGACATTTGTCTTACCTTGTGTAGTATGTGCTGAACAAGGGTGTCAGTCTTTCTTACATAAGCCATGTGTTTCTCCTTTGTTGGCTAGGGTTACGCATCAACATCAAATTCGACGACAGTACCCCAATCGAAATTGGTACACTCAGTT